CCGACAATTCGACCGGTTCTGGACCTCACACAGGTTAAGAAGACGGCTGGAGAATTGGGCGGCATATTCCCGACTTCTCCGATTTCGGTCGATGGTTCCTACAACAAAGCTCGATTGGTCTCGGCTCAGGTCAGAAACAATCAAGAGGCTACGGACGAGGATCCGACGGACCCAACCCAACCTCGTGGTGGCGTGTCGTTCACTCAGAACAACTACTCGCCTAAGGCTCTGTCTTCGGCGGATATTTACCGACAGACGAAGAACCAACTATCCGTTGCGAAGGGAGCTCTGGCGAATTCATGATCACCAAGGTTGAAGTTCGAAACGCTCAGGGTGATCTGATGACGTTGACACTCGAAGAAACCTCAACCGGTGTCGTTGTTCAATCCATCGAAGGATTGGACCCGGTAAAGGCAACTCTGGTGTCATCCAGCTTCGCGCAGTTGGATGGGTCTCAGTACCAGTCCAGTCGCCGAGAGTCCCGAAATTTGAAATTCCAGCTGGGACTCGAGCCAGACTATGTCGACATCTTTGACGTTAGGACTTTGAGGAATCAGTTGTATGGATTCTTCATGCCGAAAACGCCGGTGGATCTGCGATTCTTCCTTCCGGGAGGATTGGATGTCGATATTTCGGGGAGAGTGGAATCATTCGAAACCGCTATCTTCAGCAGAGAACCTGCCGTGGATGTCTCGATCTTGTGTTTTGATCCGGACTTCTACGACGCAACACCAGTCGTTGTCGCAGGCAATACAACATCGACAACGACAGAGACGACAATCACGTACGACGGGACCGTTGAGACTGGAATCATATTCACTCTCAACGTAAACCGAACTCTGGATGAGTTCACGATCTACCACACCCCGCCGGACGATCAACTCAGGATGTTGGACTTTGCGGCCCCCCTTGTATCCGGAGATGTGTTGACCATCAGCACTGTTCCCGGATCCAAGGGGGCAACCCTGACTCACCTGGGTAGCAACAGCTCGATTCTATACGGTGTCTCGCCGCAGTCCAAGTGGATTGAGCTCATGCCCGGAGATAACAAGATCCGGGTCTACGCGACAGGAGCCGCGGTCCCCTACACAATCGAGTACACAGACAAGTACGGGGGACTGTAATGGAGGTGTACACCCTCGATAGTCTGTACCGACGAGATCGAGTCATAGATAGATTCCAGTCGCTTATTTGGACTGAGCGATATGGAGCTTCGGGCGACTTTGAGTTGGTGATCACCTCTACTCTCGAGAGTCGTACACTTCTACGAGCAGGGGTTCGTTTGGCTCTCAACGAGTCATATCGGGTCATGATCGTGGAAACCGTCGAAGATGCTAACGACTCAGAAGGTCGAAGCATTCTGACGGTGAAAGGACGATCTCTCGAAGCAATTCTTGAAGATCGAGTCGCGATGGCTTCCTTGACCGATCTAACAACCTCTCCAAAATGGGTGATCACGGATACGCCTACCGAGGTGGCCAGGAAGATCTTCCACGATATTTGTGTCACGGGAATACTCGACACCCAAGACATTATACCATTCGTGGTCGAAGACACGATCATGCCAACGGACACGATCCCCGAACCGGCAGACCCGATTACTGTCGAGTTGGATCCTCAAACGGTGTATAACGCCATAAGGGATCTTTCGGCTATTTGGGTCTTCGGATTCAGATTGCTTCGAAATTTCGATTCGTCGCAGCTATATTTCGACGTGTACATGGGTAGTGACAGGACAACGTCGCAGACGATTCTGCCCGCCGTTGTCTTCACTCCAGAGCTCGATAACCTTCAGAACACCACCGAGCTGACAACCATCGACAAGGCCAAGAACGTAGCCTACGTCTTCTCTCCAGCTGGTGTCCTGATGGTTTATGCTCCGAATGTCGATCCAGACATAGAGGGCTTCGAACGACGCATCTTGAACGTCATCGCGTCGGACATCACCGTGGACAATCCGGACATCCCAGCAGCTCTTCTGCAAAGAGGTCTCGAAGAGCTTGCCAAAAACAGAACCTTCCAAGCCTTTGATGGTGAGATCAACCCGAATAGTACCTATAAGTATCAGACCCACTACTACCTCGGCGATATTGTCGAGGTTCGCAATCGGGATGGTCTCACCAACAAGATGCGAATTGTCGAGCAGATCTTCGTTTCTGACGGAGAGGGCGAGCGCTCCTACCCAACTCTGGCTCTGAACCAATTCGTTACCACAGGCTCCTGGCTGTCCATGAGGACCGAAGTTTGGGATGACTTCACCACCGAGTACTGGGCAGACATGCCCTGATATTTAGGAAGGAGAAACATCATGGCTGTAGGTGATGATGCAACAGCAGCTGGATTCCCTCTCGTTCCGGATACGGGCAGCGATGAGGCTCGAGTCCATTGGGGCGCGCGCGAAATCAACAGGACTCGCGATATCGCCGCGCAAGTGAAGGCACTGGTCCCGACAGGTAAGGCTGGCTACAGGACTGCGGGCGGTATCACATCCGGAACGGCGCTTCCTTCGGGCGGTAACGATGGAGACATCTACTTCCAGGTGATCTAGGAGATTCAGTGGTCGACTACAACAAGGATACCGGCAGTTCCGGAACCATGCGGATCCGAGATACCGGGTCTGTAGTCGAGTTCTGGATCAACTCTGGGAATGGAACAACTTTCGTTCACGAACTCCCCTGGCGCTATGTCGTCAATGGGGTTGCGAGTGGATGGCAGGAGTTCGACTACAGCGCGGGTGCTGGTTGGGAGAAGCTCGATTCGTGGACTGTCTCTACCTCTCAGACAGTCACGTTCAAAATCGGAGATACCGGAACTAGCGGTTTCGGTGGGCCGACGACGTTCACGAAGTTCATCGAGCGCGCTAAGCCTCCCAACCCACCCAGCGTTGTCACCATATCCAACGTAACAGGGACTTCAGTTCTTGGAACGTTTACGGACGGCGACAGCAATGGTGCCCCAATCGAGACTCGACAAATCGGTTACGGCACAAACTCCAGTGCGCCACAACACCTGATCACGTCAGACAAATCGACAACCATCGGTGGACTGGCGAACGGAACGCTGTATTACTTCTGGGCCCGGTGTTGGAACGAAAAGGGTTGGAGTGCTTGGGGGCCTCGCTCTTCCAAGACAACTTTGCGTGTCCCTGACCGTCCGGATCCAGTCACAGTAACTGCCATAGGTACTACCAGTGCCCACATCAATTTCACGGGCAACGGTAATGGCGGTTCGACCGTCCTTGAATGGGACATGTACTACAACACCGTCAACAACACAGTCGGCGCAACAACGGTCAACTGGGTTTCTGGCGGTGTCACGATTACCGGACTCGCTCCGGGTACTACCTACTACTTCTGGGCCAGAGGTAGGAACGTAGTTGGGTGGAGCCCATATTCTGCGGTAACCACTGCTAAAACGTTTGCAGGATCCTACGTCAAAGTGGGGGCTGTCTGGAAACCAGCTATTCCGTGGGTCAAAGTTGATGGCGTCTGGCGGGTCGCTCGTCCTTGGGGTCGCGTTGCGGGAGTCTGGAGACAAACGCTTTAAGGTCCCTAAGAGAGGAAAATAATGGAACCGTGGGTCGTGGCTGCATTGGCCTCTATCACTTCGTTGGCCGCGTCTTCTGGATTCTGGGCATATTTGCAGAGTCGAGACAAGACGAAAACGGCGGTTGCGCGTTTGTTGATGGGACTTGCCTACGACAAGATCATGCATCTCGGCGTGTCGTACATCGAGCGAGGATGGATCTCGAAAGACGAGTACGAAGACTTCCGAAAGTACTTGTACGAACCATACAAGGATTTCGGCGGTAACGGCGTCGCTGAGAGAATCATGCTCGAGGTGAGTCAACTGAAGATCAGATCCGCTTCGAGATATTCGGAGATCGATCAGAAAACTCTAACGACCGTGAGGGAGACGAATCAACATGAGCACCACTAAGCCTCCGCTTCTGACAAGCCGGCTGTACGACATCCTGAAGCCGATGACGTCGATCGTCCTTCCCGGTGTCGCGACGTTCTACTTCGCTCTCGCGCAGATCTGGGGACTCCCCAATGCCGAGAAGGTCGTCGGGACGATCGCTGCCTTGACGACGCTCCTGGGGGTTCTCTTGGGCGCCTCGTCGAAGTCGTACAACAACAGCGAAGCGCGATACGGCGGAACCATCGACGTGGCCCACACAGCCGAGGGAAAGAAGATATTCTCCCTCAAACTGAACACGGATCCGGACGATCTGGAGCAGATGGGACAGGTTCTCTTCCGAATCGAGAAGGAGTAAGTCTGTGGGGTCGCACGTTATACAACGCGTATAATAGATGACCCCTATGCAAGGAGAACACCATGTTCGCCAAAAAGCAGCCCGCTAACCCGAAGCTCGACGAGGCCATCGACTCTGTACACACCGATATGAACTCGATCACCAGTGATTCCGAGGAATACGCCGCGATGGCGGACCAGCTTGTCAAGCTGCTGAAGTTGAAGAATGAGATTGAATCCTCAGCTTCAGTCAGCGCCGACACGAAGGCCCTCATCGCCGCGAACCTCGCCGGCATCCTGTTGATCCTGAATTTCGAGCGTGCAGGAGTCGTGGCCTCGAAAGCTCTCGGATTCGTGCAGAAACTTCGGTAACGTGCAAATCCCCACAGACTAATCGAAAAGGTAGGAGGCGTGTAGAAATTACACGTCTTCTATTTTTTGCCTCGCATGAATTACAAGTACTATAATAGAAGAGTTCTATGCGCCAGACGCATAGGCAGTCAAGAGTATGTACAGAGTTAATTCTCGCTTGACCTTCTATTTTTCTTTGCCCAAATTACGAGGCTCAACTCGGACTCCTACGAAAGGCCTTCTAATGTCGATCTTCAACAGCCGTTCCTTCAACGTCAAGATGGTCAAGGACAAGGATCTTAATGGGGGTGTGGAAACAGACACTCGCAATCCCTACGAGGGTGTGCAAGTTGCAGCGGCATATGCCGAAGTTGCCAAGGACTTGATTACCCATGCCGCATTGATCATCGGTGGCGTGTGGGCCGCTTGTAAGATCGTAGAGAGGATCTGCAAGTGATTCCCGACCCCGAATGCCAAACTTGGTGCGAATATGGCAATAAGATGGCCCCTCAAAGAAACCGTGAATGGGATGAATTTTCCCCGCAAAAGAAAGAGGAGATTCTTTTTCGTCTAAACGAGATCCTTGGCGAGGGTTGGGAAGAGAGGATCTGTAAGTGACAACACTCGATTGAAAATCTAGCTCCTCGCAGAAATTACAGGGGTTATAATGAAACCCCTACGAAAGGAAACATCATGCTCTCCAAGATCAAGAACATCGACCCGACCACGAAGATTTTCATCCGCGTTCTGGCGACCCACGTCGTCATCGCGGTTGTCACCATCGTGGTCGCGAAGAAGCTCTCCGAGACCTCCGAAGCCTGAACCCCCAAGCAGAACTCAAAACTGAAGGACCCTAACCCGGTCTTTTAGTTTTTTGATTGGAAGGCTATAGATGCACACGTTGATGGAAATTGTAATCATCGTCAGATTCATCGCAGTCATCGCCCTAGCGTTTTCGATCATTCTGCTGAGTTTCCTGACTACCCACTACTGTTGGGAAGTATGGAGCGCCAAGAGGCTCGAGAAGAACCCGATCAAGAAGACGCGCGCGAGGGAAAAAGCCAGACATCGCCGAGAGAAAGCTCAGCAAGAGTGGGCCGACAGTCTGATCACCTCGTTCAAACCCGAAGGCGACCCCGACAGTCCATTTGAGGGACCGGCTCTACCAGAAGCTGATATTTCGCAGGAGAGCAAAGATGACAGTCCAAGACCTCGCCACGCGAGCCCAGAAGATGATCCTGGACAATTCTCCGACGATCCTGACGGCCATCGGCTTGACTGGGACCGTGATGACGGCCTACCTGACGGGGAAGGCTTCTTTCAAGGCCGCTGAGGTCCTAGCCGAACAGGATCTCGGGGCTCGACTGATGAATGAGACCGTCGACACTCGCGATAAAGTTCAGGCGGTGTGGAAGCTCTATATTCCCGCAGCAGGAACTCTGGTCGCAACGATCGTCTGCCTCGTCGGGGCTAATCAGATCGGTACCCGTCGGGCCGCGGCGATGGCTGCTGCTTTCTCGCTCTCCGACAAGGCCTTCGAGGAATATCGCAAGAAGGTCGTCGAGAAGATCGGCGAAAAGAAGGAACAGGGCTTCCGAGACGAACTCGCCCAGGACAGCGTCCGGGAAGATCCTGTAGTCACTCGTGAAGTCATCATTACGGGTGGCGGTGACGTATTGTGTCGTGATCAGTTCAGCGGCCGATATTTCACCAGTGACATGGAGAGCCTCAAGAGTGCCGTCAATGACGTGAACCATGAGGTTCTCAACAACTACTACGCGTCGCTGACCGATTTCTACAACAAGATCGGTCTGCCGAGAACGAGCATCTCGGATGACGTGGGTTGGAACAGCAACAAATTGCTCGAGCTCGAGTTCTCAACCGCGGTTACCGAAGACGGTCGACCGTGTCTCACTGTCGGTTTCCGTGTGGAGCCGATTCGCGATTACTACCGCCTCAACTAGGAAGGTTCAATAATCATGGAAAACATCGAAGCAGTCGAGGTCCTCGCGGAGAAGGCCACCAGCGTCAACAAGAACGTCCTGATCGGGGTCGCCGCCGGCGCGGTCGTACTCGGCGCGGTCGCCGTGTTCGTGAAGGTCCGGAACTCGAAGAAGGGTAAGGACGAGGTCGAGTCCGTCGACGGGTTCGGGGTCTAACCAACCCAACGCCCGCATTCCGATCCTTGAAAGTGTGGTAAGACAAGAACTACAAATTTCGGCACCCGCCAGGAATCCCCACCGGGCCGGCCTCTAACGGAGAGTCGGTGACGAGATAAGGATGTCTGTTGGCGCAATCCGGAGCCACACTTTTAAGGTTCAGAATGCGGGCGCAATCCTCTTCTTCGCAGAATACTCGAAAGGTACGACCATGCTCAAGAAGACCATCACCTACAAGGATCTCGACGGTAATCCGATCGTCGAGGACTTCTACTTCAACCTGTCCAAGGCCGAGCTCGCCGAGATGGAGCTCAGTCAGCACGGCGGGATGGAGAAGTGGCTGACCAGCATCATCGCCTCCCAGGATGGCGGGAAGATCATCGCGGCCTTCAAGGAGATCCTGCGCAAAGCCTACGGCCGGCGATCCAACGACAACAAGAGCTTCATCAAAACCGACCAGGCTTGGGTCGAGTTCGAGAGCAGCGACGCCTACTCGGAGCTCTTCATGGACCTGGTGACCGACGCCGAGGCCGGCGTGAACTTTATCAAGGCGGTCATGCCGTCGGATCTGGTCGGCAAGGTCCAGACGGTCGAGCTGCCAACGGAGATCCCCACGCCAAACTTGGCCGCCTGGGAATCCCCCAAGACGTTCCTGAACACCGACATCGATCTCAACGAGACGAAAACCGTCCACACGCCGAAACTCAGCCCCGCCGAGAACTACCGAACCTCCGAGCAACTTCGAAACATGACCAGCGAGCAGCTCATCGAGTGGCGCAACAATTTGTAAGGAGGTGTAACACATGAAGGTCGTCGGTCACCTGATCCTGACCATCATGACCGGCGGGCTTTGGCTGCTCGTACTGGTCATCAAGAAGCTCGTGGGCTAATCCGCGTGAGAGTTTAGGGGAGTCAGCAGAGGGTTTGTTCGTAGGGGTCCGAACCCTATTCCGGATGCTTTTGACTTATAAACGACAGCCAGGTCCCCGTAGAAAATGTGCCCCTTACTCTCACAAAATTCAATTATGAAAAGGAATGTCATGAGAATTTACTTCGATGCCGTTCTGGACATCACACTCAAGCCCGTCTTCAACGGAACTTCGGAAGAGACGCAAAAGTTCGTTGAGGATTGCAAGGATGATCTGATGTTCGAACACTACATGGTCTGCATCGGTCGAACCCTCGAACTCGTCTCGTTCACGGAATACCTGGCTCGCAAGTAATACAGGGCCTATAATGAGAACCCCTACGAAAGGACCCTGATGAAAGACAAACTCGAAATCACCAAGGTCGTTGTTCACAACATGACCGGCTACGCCATAGGCGCAGCAACAGGCCAGTTCTTCCGCACTTTCCGCCGTCACAGTGACAACAAGACCGTCGAGCTCCTCATCGACGTGTCAACCCTGATCACCGTGTTCGCGGTCAGTGCGCTAGCACACGAGCCCGTTCGCGACTACACCGACGCCCAGATCGACAAGGCAGCGGCCTGGTGGAAAGAGAACGTCACACCCAAGCTCCAGAAATAGCAACCTCAAAACTAATCGACCCTTAAACAAGGTCTTTTAGTTTTTCTTGGGATAGAGGCAATTGTGGAAGAGTTCCCCGGTAATGCCCACAAGGCAAAGCCTTACAATGCCAAGGTAACGCCAGCCAAGAAGGACGCCGAGGTTTCCGAAGACAAAAAGGTCGAGAAGATCGTCTCGGGTAAGGTCGTCCGTCGTAAGAAGCCCATCACGAAGAGGTTCCTGGAGACATTCATCGGCGGAGACGATGCCAAGAGCGTTCTGGCCTACGTCGTCATCGACGTTCTTGTTCCCGCGGCGAAGGACATGATCGCCGATGCGGTGAACCAGGGTTTCCAAAGGATGCTCTTCGGCGAAGGGGCAACTACGACTCGGCGTCATGGAGGTCGTCCAAGCGGACCGGCAGGATATCAGTCCTACAACCGATTCTCACCCGGATCGCGACCGCCTCGCGAAGAGCATCGCGACATCAGTCGTCGTGGTCGAGCCCGTCACGAATTTGACGAGATCATCCTGGCCACTCGAGCAGAGGCCGAGGAGACCATCGACCGGATGTTCGATCTGATCGCCAGATACGAGATCGCCACGGTGGCAGATCTGTACGGTCTGGTCGACATCTCGGGCAGCTACACGGACGAGAAGTGGGGCTGGACCGACATGCGCGGTTCGCGCGCGACACGAGTGAGTGGGGGATATTTGCTGGATCTCCCCAAGCCTGAACCCATCGACTGAGTCATGAACACCGATCAAATGCGCCGCATCCTAAAAGAAGTATACGTAGGTTTGGCGTGGCGCCGGAAAATCAACGAGGCTAAGGACGGCCAGATCGTGGCCATTTACAATCGTCTCAAGCGAGAAGGAAAGGTCTGAGATGAACTTGAAGTCACTCAAGAACGTGGTGACCAGCAAGGCCGGTCGCTCGGTTCTGAAAATGCAGAAGCACTCCCCCGTCATCCTCTTCACCGCCGGTGTGGTGGGTGTGGTGGGAACGGTCGTTCTGGCCTGCCAGGCAACCCTCAAGATGGACGAGGCCCTGGACGAGATCACCAAGCAGAAGACCGCCGCCAAGGAACTGCACGACCGCAACATGGACCAGTACAGCGACGAGGACTTCAAGCAGGACATGATGCTCCTGTACGTCCGGAGCGCCGTCAAGATCGTCAAGTTGTACGCGCCGGCCATCGTCGTGGGTGTTGCATCGATCGCGGCCCTGACCGGAGCCCACGTGGTGCTGAGTCGACGCAACATCGCCGTCACCGCGGCCTACGCGGCCCTCGAGAAGGGCTACCAGGAGTACCGCCGTCGGGTGGTCGACGACCTGGGCGAGGACAAGGACCGGGAATACCGATATGGGCTGGTGGATCACGAGGTCCACGAGAAGAAGGCCGACGGCAGTACCGAGATCACCAAGATCAAGGGACTGAACAACAAGGACATCTCGATCTACGCCCGGTTCTTCGACGAGACCTGCAAGGACTGGAACCGGAACGCCGGCTACAACTCGATGTTCATCCAGTGCCAGCAGAACTACGCCAACGATCTGCTGCGCGCGCGAGGACACGTCTTCCTCAACGAGGTCTACGACATGCTCGGAATGCCCCGCTCCAAGGAGGGTGCCGTGGTCGGCTGGGTGGTCAACGACCGGGGTGACAACTACGTGGACTTCGGCGTCTTCAGTGGCGACACGTTCATGGGCCAGGAGTTCGTCAACGGCAACGAGATGGCCGTCCTGCTGGACTTCAACGTCGATGGCATCATCTACGACAAAATCTAAGGTGGTGCTTGGTGAACCGAAACATTCTGATCATCTCGGCCTCTGTTCTTGTTGGGCTCACCTCTGGCTTCGCCGGGGGCTATCTGTTCGCGAAGACGCAAATCCAGAAGGACATGGAGGAGCGACTGGGCGAGGAGATCGAGGCGACGAAGGAGTTCTACGGCAATCTCCACCAGAAAGAGTACTTGACTCCTGAAGATGCTGTGGCCGCTCTGATTCCCAAGAGCGAAGGCGTCAGTGCCAAAATGGCCGCCCAGGCCGTTCGGGTATACCAGGGTGACATCAAGGAGCTCAATCTTCCATCCAAGGATGTCGAGGAAGAAAAGAAGAACGCGGAATCCGTTCTGAAAAACATCTTCGCGACACCTCCTCCCGAGGGATATCTCGGACCCGAGAGGCGTGACCCCGGACGTCCCTACGTCATCGCCGTCGACGACTACATGTCGAACGACACGAATTACACGCAGGTGACGTTGACCTACTACGCCGGCGATCAGGTCCTCGTGGACGAGCGGGACGAACCGATTGAGCTGATCGATCAGACAGTCGGTGGTCACGAAGCTCTCGAATTCGGAGTTCTATCCGAGGACGAGAACATGGTCTACATCCGCAACGAAAGTCTCGAGACGGACTTCGAGATCGCCAAGAGCGAGGGCAAGTACTCCGAAGAGGTCCTCGGCCTTCGGAGTTCGTGATGGCGAAGCCACTTGATGAGCTATATTTCACATGGCTCTATAGTCAAGTCGGCTCAGTGAGGAACAAGAATCCATCAACCAGTCACTGGAAATTATTGAAACTCCTGTACACTAAGGAGTTCGTCTGGATCGTTCCGAACGATGACAATCGAGCAGAAGACGGACGAGACCTCAGGGTTGAGTTCTTGCAAGAGACGCCACTACCCATTCAGGATATGGAAACCCACTGGATGGGTCTTGGGTGTGACATGCTCGAGCTCCTGATCGGACTATCGCGAAGGCTCTCATTCGAGGGTGAGGGAGAGCCTCGCGAATGGTTCTGGCATTTGATCGAGAACATTGAGTTGTACGAACACACAGACGACAAGCCCATAAATGAGGAACGTGTCAAAGACATTTTGGATGAAGTTATCTGGAGGACCTATTTGCCTACAGGCAAGGGCGGTCTATTTCCTCTGAAAGAAGCTAAAAAAGATCAGCGGAGAGTTGAGCTCTGGTACCAACTGAGCGCGTACCTCCTGGAACGCGAATAGACCGGGAGGAGGTATCAATGGATTTCTTTCAGATCTGTGTTAGGGAAATTGAAAGAGGACCTAACAAAGGTAAAAGCGAAATCTTTCCAGACTTTGTGGTTGGACGCTCAAAAGACTTGATGGTCAGAGGACGCTCCTTCTACGCGATCTGGGACGAAAACACAAATCTGTGGTCTACAGATGAATACGACGTACAAAGGATTGTGGACGATAAACTTCGTTCATATGCGAAGGACAAAGAAATAAATCATGTCAAATACATGAAGTCCTTCGGTACCAACGGATGGAATCAATTCCGTAGGTTCATGAGTCAGATCAGTGACAACAGCCATCAGCTGGACGAGAGTCTGACCTTCGCAAATACCGACGTGAAGAAGACCGACTACGTCAGTCGCAGACTCCCCTACAATTTGGCCCCCGGAGATATCGGAGCCTGGGACGAGTTGATCGGTGTTCTGTATTCTTCTCAGGAAAGGGAGAAGATCGAATGGGCGATCGGAGCGGTGGTTTCCGGGGAATCGAAAACGATCCAGAAGTTTCTGGTCCTCTATGGTCCCGCTGGTACGGGGAAATCGACAGTTCTGAACATCATCCAGAAGTTGTTCGATGGATACACAACGTCGTTCGAGGCAAAAGCGCTTGGCGGGAGCAACAACTCCTTCTCTACGGAGGTGTTCAAAGCCAACCCCCTAGTGGCTTTGCAACACGATGGGGATTTGTCCAAGATCGAGGACAACACGAAGCTGAACTCGATCATCTCGCACGAAGACATGACCATGAACGAAAAATACAAGCCGGCCTTCACTGCCAAGGTAAACGCCTTCCTGTTCATGGGTACCAACCAACCTGTCAAGATCTCGGATGCAAAATCTGGGATCATTCGTCGCCTGATCGACGTCCACCCCAGTGGCGAGAAGCTTGCGCCACGCCACTACCACAATCTGATGTCGAAGATCGACTTCGAGCTTGGTGCGATCGCCCAGCACTGCCTTGATGTGTATCGCGCGCGAGGGAAGAACTACTACAACGCGTATCGACCGTTGGAGATGATGCTGCAGACTGACATCTTCTTCAACTTCATCGAGGCTAACTACGACATCTTCAAGGAGCAGAACGGCACGACTCTGAAGCAGGCCTACGCCTTGTACAAGGAGTACTGTGCTGACACGGGCATTGAGCGACCCCTACCGCAATACAAAGTCCGAGAAGAGTTGCGCAACTACTTCCAAGACTTCCAGGACCGCGGAATAGTAGACCAGACGACGGTCAGAAGCTATTACTCCGGGTTCACAGCACACCCGTTCAAGACTCCTGTGGATGACGATGAAGGCAACGCGTTCTCGCTTGTGATGGATGAGTCTACGTCGATCTTCGATCTTGAGTATGCTGACTGCCCCGCTCAGTATGCGAAAGAGGGAGACATTCCACAAACGCGGTGGGCGAACGTAAAGACCACCCTTGCGGAGATCGACACTTCGAGAGTTCATTTCGTCCAGACTCCAGAAAATCTAATTGTAATCGACTTTGATTTGGAGGATGAGAACGGTGATAAATCTCTTGAACGAAATCTTGCCGCGGCTAGTGCTTGGCCTCCCACTTACGGAGAGCTTAGTAAAAGCGGCTCAGCAGTCCATCTCCATTACCTTTGGACCGGCGGGGAAGATGTTTCCCGACTCGATCCTCATTACGATGACGGAATCGAAGTCAAAGTCTTCACCGGCAACTCTTCGCTACGTCGTCGACTTAGCCGCGCTAACAACGTCCCCATCGCCGAACTCAACTCCGGACTCCCGCTGAAGGAGAAGAAAGTGCTCACCTCCCAGACCATCCAAAGCGAAAAGGGTGTTCGGGAGATGATCGCCCGAAATCTTCGAAAGGAGATCCACCCGGGAACGAAGTCTTCCGTGGACTTCATCTACCGAATCCTCGAGGATGCACATCTCTCGGGGATGGTCTACGACGTCTCTGATCTTCAGAACAAGATCATGGCGTTCGCGAACAACAGTACGAACCAGCCACTGCTGGCTTTGAAGGTGGTTCGTAGGATGAAGTTCAAGTCTGAGGAAGGCTCTCAGATACCCCTACAGCCCTCTGAGAAGCCCGTAGAGGAACGTTATGCGTTCTTCGACGTCGAGGTATACCCTAACCTCTTCATCGTCTGCTGGAAGTTCCAGGGTGACTCTACGGTGGTGCGGATGATCAATCCGTCGCCGCAAGAAGTCGAGAGGTTGTTCCAGTTCAAGCTGATTGGCTTCAACAACCGGCGGTACGACAATCACATCCTGTACGGCCGCTACATGGGGTTCGACAATGAACAGCTGTACAAGCTGTCGCAGAAGATCATCGACGGCAGTGTCGGAGCGATGTTCGGCGAGGCCTACAACATCTCGTTCGCGGACATCTACGACTTCACCTCGAGGAAACAGGGGTTGAAGAAGTATCAGATCGAGCTCGGCATCCCTCACAAGGAGATGGATATTCCCTGGGACCAGCCGGTTCCCGAGAATCGCTGGAAGGACGTCGAGGACTACTGCGCCAACGACGTAGAGTCCACCGAAGCGACATTCGAATCTCGAGCATCAGACTGGGCTGCTCGACTGATTCTTGCTGAGCTCAGTGGATTGTCAGCGAACCACACGACCCAGAAACACACCGCCGCGATCATCTTCGGCGGAGACAGGAACCCTCAGCGAGACTTCGTATATACAAATTTGGCGAAGGAGTTTCCGGGCTATGTATTTGACCGCGGCCAGAGTACGTATCGTGGCGAAACCCCCGGCGAGGGCGGTTACGTATACGACGAGCCAGGCATTTATTCGGACGTGGCGCTTCTGGATGTGGCGTCTATGCATCCGACGAGTATTGAGCAGCTCGGTGTTTTCGGAGACTACACTGCTAAGTATTCGGAGCTCAAAGAAGCACGCCTGGCAATTAAGGCTAAGGACTACGACCGTGCCCGGACTCTGCTTGGAGGGCGACTTTCTCCATATCTGGGTTCTGATCAGGACAGCACGGCGCTTTCCGACGCTCTTAAGATTGCACTTAACATCGTCTATGGACTGACGAGCGCCAAGTTCGACAATCCCTTCCGGGATATTCGCAACGTCGACAATATCGTTGCGAAACGCGGCGCATTGTTCATGATCGATCTCAAGCACTTCCTCCAAGAGCGTGGCTACACCGTCGCCCACATCAAGACCGATTCGGTGAAGATCCCGAACGCCACGCCGGAGATCATCCAGGAAGTCATGCTGTTCGGCGAGAAATACGGCTACACATTCGAGTACAACCCCGACAAGGATCAGTACTCGAAGTTGGCCTTGGTCAACGCCGCGGTCTACATCGCCAAGAAAGACCACTGTGCAGAGAATTCGTGGATTGCGGTGGGCGCTCAGTTCCAGCATCCCTACGTGTTCAAGACTCTGTTCAGTGGAGAAGTAGTCGAGTTCAAGGACCTGTGCGAAACCAAGCAGGTGTCCAAGGGCGCCATGCAGCTGGACTTCGACTCGACGAAGCCGATGGCCTTCACAGACATCGCGGACAAACTCCACTTCGTCGGGAGGACCGGTCAGTTTGTCCCGGTCAAGGAAGGGTTTGGTGGAGGTATTCTCTACCGCGTCATGGACGACAAGACCTACGCTGTGGCCGGCACCAAGGGCTACCTGTGGGTTGAGTCGCACGTGGCCGAGAAACTTCCGCGGGAAGCAATCGACATGAGCTACTTCGATCGTCTGGTCGACGAGGCTCGCAACACCATCGGGAAGTTCGGGGACTTCGAAACGTTCGTGAGTTAGGAATAATGTGAAAGTTCCTCTTAAGAACTCGAAGGGACAGATTATCGGATCCGCGGAGGTATCGAAGGACGGTTCTTTCACTGCGACCTTCGACGAGGGGGTTCCGGGAAAAGACATTTCTGCGATGTTAATCTCCGGAAACATGAAGGGCATGTGCATCGTCTTCTACAAAAAAGACGGCTTAGCCATGAGGTAATTCGAACCTCGAGATCGACGACAACGTCCAACACAACTTCTTCGACTAACAGGAGAGAGCTTTGCGTAAGAGCGTCGCTGTTCTGGCGGCTGTTCTTGTCCTGACGGGGTCCACTGCTGCGAAATGTGGTGGGCCCCACGACAAGTGCAAGCCGTACGGGACCCGGATCGACAAGGAAAACCCGCACCGCTACTGGGTCTGCAACAAGGACGGAACCAAGGAAGAACCGGTCGACGCACCCGGTCCATTCCCCAGCCAGTAATCAGCCGTCGATAGCAGTTCGGAAACCGGGAGGCATTTGTAGAATGAGCACACCCAAGAGGTACCGAATGGTCGTATTCACGGTCGAAGCCATCCAACTCACACCGAACAGTGTGAAGGACACAGCACTCTGGTGTGGTGGCTACGAGATCGAGCAGTACGACGCAATCGACCGGTCGAAGAAGTTCGTCGGCCTGAACATCCCGACGATGGAGGGTGTCAAGCGAGCCAGCGAGACGGACTACGTCGTCAAGGAAGCAACCGGGACCTTCTCCGTCATGTCCCAACGGGAGTTCGAGTCCAAGTACGAGCTCGTCGTCTAAGGAGTTGACGTGCTGCGCTGGTTCAAGGCGAAGATGGAATACTGCTGGCCTTGTTCTTTGGGTCGATGTTCCGAAGTCGTCCAGAAAGACAACTACTGCCCGTGTTGCCGGGCGGATCACGCAAGATAAGAGGAGTGAGCATGGCGCCGAATGATGGTACGCTCTTGATGGAGAGCGCCAGAATCGTCTTCCGGAATTTCGCCGGCAAGGAAGGGATGTACAACCGCGAGGGAGACAGGAACTTCTGCGTCCTTCTCGACGCGGACCTCGCTGAGCAGATGGACAAGGACGGCTGGAACGTCAAGGCCCTTCGCGCGCGCGAGGCAGGGGAACCGGACCAGCCTTACCTGCAGGTGTCGGTGGGATTCAAGGGGCGACCTCCGCGAATCGTGATGATCACTTCCCGAGGCCGTACGGATCTGGACGAGGAGACCTGCGATCTCCTGGACTGGGCGGATCTGAGAAACGTCGATCTCATCGTTCGTCCCTACGAGTGGACGGTCAACGGGAAGAGCGGCGTGAAGGCCTACCTCAAGTCGATCTTCGTGACGATCGAGGAAGACTACCTCGAGCTGAAGTACGCCAACGTCCCGCAGCTAGGGGGCGGTGAGGACGTCAAGGCGATCGAGGGCCGTCCACACTTCGACTACGAGGGCGAGGTTGTGTGATGGGTAAATTCGTCCACCGCATCGTCAAAAACAAAGAAGTCGAAGCGATCCAGTTCCTCGGGAACAATCTCGAAGAGATCTGGGAGGTCTTCGGGGAAGACGGAATCTACGGGATTTACTGGAATGGTGGAAATCTTCCAATCCACCTGAATGTCCTCAGATTTGACGGGACCACTCAACAGGCCTACGCCAACTACTGGTTGGTGGCGGACGGAATCCCTGGAACTTTCTCCGTCTACAGTCCATCCGAGTTCGAGCACCTTTACGTTCCGAAGAAGATCACGACAATCAAGTCTCCGAGAAGAGGCGTCTTCGACCCCGAGATCGATGGACCTACCAGAAAATCCCAGTGCACGATTCCCAATTGTAGGGATCACGACGACGAGGAAGACGACGAAATGACCATGTCCCCGATCGACAACCCGTCCACTCACTCGGTGGTTCTCTCGGTCCAGACCAACACGCCGGTTGGATGGACGCTAGCCTTCGAGCAGTTGTCCCGCCTGGCGGCAGATCTGGGCGTCGATTACCCCGCGGTGAACGTCTCGTCGTACCTGGTCGGGACGGGTCAGGACGAAGACGACCTGTACGAGAAGGAGCTCATCTACGACGAGAACACCCTCAACAAGGCTCTCAAGGCTTTGGCGGTCAAGGGTTACGTTCCGAGCGTGGCGCTCGACATCATCAACGGTCTGCTCGGCGCCGGCATCCTCATTCGCGAACGGCGATGATGCGGATCATCCGAAAGTGGGTTTATCGCTTAGGCTTTAGACCCGCTCTCGGATCGATCTTCCATAGTCCGTCCTGGATAAGTACGGATGTCTACGAAAGTTTCAAACGGAGCTTCGACGAGGCATCAAGAAGGACTGATAAACCCGTGATCTATGGTCTGCACGAAGACGGATCGCACTGCACGAACTACGTCTGCAGTCTCCGTCACATCACTGCCGAGGAACTCCAAGAACTCAGAGAAGAAGGGTTGCTAAAGACCATGGTGGATCTAAAGCCGGAAGTCGAGAACGAGCTCCTCCAGACAGATCAGCAGGCCTCGCTCGAATCCCTGACCTTCCCGCAGAAGGCGGTGGCCCTGGTCTACGGCTACGTCAAAACCAATCTCGAGAAGACCGACACACACTTCGCATTCGGCGAGGACGACGTCTACCTGGTCTGGTTCTGCAAGACGCTGCAGAATTGGAAGGCCCTAATCTCCACGACCCTGCCCGACGGCATGTACTACGAGGTCACCTACAACGGCGACAAGCGCGAGACCTACATCGACGCGTACAAGAAGTTCAACAACATCTGCGTTCCGGACTAAGCAACAACTCCGGCCACTAACCCGTCCGATGAAGATCCCCGAAACGAGGCAATTGTGAAGACGACACGCTTCATGCGAAAGCCGTTCTACGTCGATGCGGTCAGGGTGACCGACGAGAACATGGAGGATGTCGCCGAGTGGTGTCAGGGCGACGTTCGCCAGACCAACCCAAAGGGCGACGTTCCGCCCCAGAATTTCGTGAAGGTCAGGGTTCTGCGCCCACTGAACGAGCGCCAGTGCATGGCCTACTCGGGCGACTGGGTCCTCTATGCCGGCACGGGCTACAAGGTCTACTCGGACAAGGCCTTCAAGCAGAGCTTCGTTGCCGAGCAACCGTTGTGGGTAACCACCACGGCACTTGAGGAAGAAGCGTCTGGTTGGGCGGACGACGCGGTACGACTCGGATTTCTGCGAGCCGCGCGCGAACCTAACGGACCGGTCAAGCCAAAGGTGACGCCGGCCACAACGCCTCACTCGGTGATGTCTCCGCGACCCGTTGATCCCAGGCTGCTCTGACGGCTGAAGGTTAGGGATAGGGTTCCCAGACCCTTGAACTCTGTCCCTTTCCTTGAGGTGGATAGAAAGCCTCAATCCTCGACGAAAGGAATCACATGCTGGGAAGCGACGAGATCGCGAACCGCGTCGGTCCACACAAGGCCAGAACGGATTTCGAGATCGGCGAACAGAACGCCGCGCACAATTTCACCAGCCGGATCTTCCTCCAGGTCATGAACGAGCTCGACCAGATCGTCCCGGACGGTCGCTGCAAGGAGATCGCGTTCGCTCAGATGGAGACAGCGCTCATGTGGGCGAACAAGGGTATCGCCGAGCAGTTCCCGCTTGTGGCGTACGTGGACGACCAGCCGTAACCACACTGCGGCTGGTAAGAGAAAGGGTACGAACTTGTCGCATTCTTGTTCGTGCCCTTTCTCGCTTGTAGACGTTTCAAATAGAGTCACTCCGAAAGGAAAAGTAATGGCCGTCTCTGTCGTTGTCGACGTTGTCATCTCCGCCATGATCGGCTTCTTCGCCGGCGCCATCGCGTTCTGGACCCACAACGAAACCGAGTTGAAGGAGACTATTCGTTACTACGAGCTGGAACTCAAGAACCAGCACTGGGACTCCTACCATCAGGGCTGGACTCATGCCGTGGAAAGCCTACGGAACAACCAAGAAACCCAACAACTTAAACGACCTCGGAATTCATAGAAAAAAAGACAGGGCGCTGATAACAAGGCGTCTTGTTTTTGCCTGGAGGGATAAATGATGACCTTTCCGAAACGAGAAGAAGTTCTGCCTTGGGCTGGATGGGGGTGGAACCGATGCGGGGCTGTCAAGGAAAAGAACTTCGCTGGGTTCTGGGGGAGATGTGAGCTGAAGAAGCGTCACCTGGGCGATCATGCTTTGGAGAGGGGTATGGTCGTTGCGCGTTGGTCTACGGCGTGGACGTCATGGTAGATCTATATCCTCATCAGCAGGATGCTCTTGGTGAGCTCAGTAACGGTAAGATCCTTCGAGGTGGTACGGGATCAGGCAAATCTCGAGTAGCCGCGGCGTACTATATGAAGGTGGAGGCAGACGCTGATGTCTACGTCATCACAACAGCCAAAAAGCGAAACTCCCTTGACTGGGAAGGAGAATTCGCCAAACACGGAATCGGCAAACATCTCAACGCCACCATGGCCGGAGCTCTCACTGTCGATTCTTGGAACAATATCGGAAAGTACAGAGACGTCAAGGGAGGATTCTTCATATTCGATGAACAGCGCCTTGTGGGATCCGGGGAGTGGTCCTCGGTATTCATCAAGATTGCTAAACACAATAACTGGATCTTGCTGACTGCTACGCCGGGTGACACTTGGATGGACTACATCCCTGTGTTCATAGCCAACGGGTTCTACAAGAACCGCACGGAATTCAAGCGAGACCACGTCGTCTACAATACCTATTCCAAATTTCCAAAGGTAGATCACTATGTCAATGTGGGAAAGCTGGTCAGACTTCGGAACCAACTACTCGTCGACATGCCGTATATGCGACACACAGTACGGCATATTCAGGAGGTGGAGGTTTCGTACGATAAGGCAACATTCGATCTGGTGTTGAAGAAGAGGTGGAACATATGGAAGAACCAGCCGTTGAAGAATGTGGCGGAGTTGTTTTCTGCCATGCGGAGAGTTGTCAACTCGGATCCTTCGAGGGTGGCAGCCGTATCACAACTCCTGTCCCGCCATCCGCGTTTGATTGTGTTCTACAACTTCGACTACGAGCTCGAGCTTTTGAGGGGGCTGAAAGACTCGATCAGTTCAAACCTACTGGAGTTCGAAATAGCGGAGTGGAATGGACACAAGCACGAACCGGTGCCGACTAGCGATCGTTGGTTGTACCTTGTGCAGTATGTGGCGGGGGCGGAAGCATGGGAATGTGTTACTACGGACGCCATGATCCTCTACTCTTACACGTACTCGTACAAGACTTGGGTGCAGGCCTTTGGTCGAAACGACCGCATGAACACGCCATTTAAGGACCTGTACTACTACATACTGCGGTCTAATTCCTACATAGATGTAGGAATTAAAAAGGCACTTGATGGGAAGGAAAGCTTCAACGAACGAAAAGTTGCCTCTAAATTTATGATCAAGTCTGGCGATTAGGACATTTCGTCTGCCAAAAAACCAAATTTGAAGCTAAAACTTATTTTTTAAAGTCAACTTAATATTACAATAATACTAAGTTGAATAAAATAAAAAAGTTTTCGCTCAAAATCTTGGCAAATCACAAAGTAGGACATAACGGAAGGCTGGGTTTGTGAGAGAAATTTGGAAGAAAGTTGATCTCTTTCCAGATTACTCTGTGAGTAATTATGGAGAAGTTCGTAACGACAGGAAAGGCGTACTTAGAAGACCCAGCAGGAACCAACAAGGTCTTCCCACGATCAACCTCCGCAAAGACGGTTCGCTCTACTGTCGCTCACTCTCCGTTCTGGTAGCTAGAACATTCATCGAACCCGATGAAGAAAGATTCGACACTGTCATCAGTCTGAACGGAGACCGATTTAATTGTCGTGTCGATAATCTGCTCTGGCGTCCTAGGCCTTTCGCCATACGGTATCACTGGCAGCTCGAGCAAGAGTTCTTTCAAAAACGCACACGCCCTGTGGCCGTAATTCAAACTGGAGAGCGTTTCGGTGATGTCAGTGAAGCAGCTATGGCGTATGGTTTGATTCACGCACATATCCAAATCTCTTGCATAGAACAAACGCCAGTGTTCCCTACTGACCAGATCTTCGTTTGGTAATATTAACCAGCGTGTAAAACATGCGATATAATAGAAGGGGTAGAAACAAGCATCTTAATTTTGACTGAAAGGAGGAAGTGTGCTTGAGAGTGTGTATCAGGCTCGGTTGATCAAGAAGCTGCACAAGTTGTTTCCTGGTTGTATCGTTCTGAAGAATGATACCGAGTACAAGCAGGGCTTCCCCGATCTCACCATTCTCTACCACACCATGTGGGCAGTGCTTGAAGTGAAAGCCGACGAAGACTCTCCCATTCGACCGAATCAGAACTACTACGTCGAAAAGCTTAACGAGATGTCCTTCGCTGCCTTCATCTACCCTCAGAACGAAGAGGCAGTCCTACATGAACTTCAACAAGCATTCGAACCTCGCAGGCCTTCACGCGTTTCTCTCCCCCAGTAGCTACCACTGGGTAAACTACGACGAAGACAAACTAGACCGCGTCTTCTTCACCAATGAAGCAGCGCGAAGAGGTACCGAGATTCATGCCTTTGCTCATGAGGCGATTCGTCTGGGCATCAAGCTACCCGTTAGCAGGAAGACACTGAACCTCTACGTCAATGATGCGATTGGGTATCGCATGACGCCAGAGCAGACGTTGTTCTACTCCCCTAACTGTTTCGGGTGTGCTGATGCTCTTGGTTTCCGTCGAGACACCCTACGAATTCACGACCTCAAGACAGGGGTCACGCCGGCAGGAATGACGCAGCTGAAAATCTATGCTGCTCTCTTCTGTCTCGAGTACAGATTCAAACCAAGTGAGATCAAGATGGAACTTCGTATGTATCAGAACGATGACATCGAAGTTCTTGTCCCTGACCCTATGGACATAGTCTTGATCATGGACAAGATAGTCACCTTCGACAAGCGGATTGCTGAGCTAAGATTGGAGGGACCGTTGTGATCATTCCTGAACAGGACTATCTCGCACACTACGGTATTCTCCGTAAGTCGGGTCGATACCCTTGGGGTTCTGGCGGTCCTGAGATCGCGAGCAACAAGTCCTTCCTCGAGATGGTGGATAGTCTTCGAGCTAAGGGTATGAGTGAGACCGAGGTCGCGTCCGGCTTGGGTATCACGACGACTCAGCTTCGGGCAGCGAAGTCCATCGCAAAGGCTGAAGAGAAGCAAGCCCAGATCGGAATGGCTCAGAGACTCAAGGACCGAGGCTATTCCAACGTAGCTATCGGTGCACGCATGAATATCCCTGAGTCCTCGGTCAGAGCTCTTCTTGCTCCCGGTCAGAAGGATCGTGCCGACGTTCTTGAGACTACGGCCAACATGCTCAAGGATCAGGTAAACAAGAAGGGCTATGTCGACGTCGGTAGCGGCGTTGAACATCATCTCGGCATCAGTCAGACGAAACTTAGCACTGCGGTGGCGAGGTTGAAAGAAGAAGGCTATACGGTCCACTACGTGAAGGTTGAGCAGCTGGGTACGGGCCAGCAGACCACCATCAAGGTATTGGCCAAGCCGGACGTTCCTTACTCCGAGGTGTACAAGAATCGTGCAGACATCAAACAAGTCACGGATCATTCAGAAGATGGTGGCCGCAGCTATCTTGGGGTTAAGCCCCCCACTTCTGTATCTTCTCGGCGTGTGTCTGTACGCTACGCCGAACAAGGTGGCGCCGATGCTGATGGTGTCATCTATGTACGTCCTGGTGTGGACGACCTATCTCTTGGGAAGTCTCGCTACGCGCAGGTAAGAATCGCGGTGGACGGATCGCACTACCTCAAGGGTATGGCGATGTACAAGGATGATCTGCCGGCCGGCACAGATCTCGTGTTCAACACGAACAAGAAGAGCACGGGTAACAAGCTCGACGCCATGAAAGAGTTGAAGAAAGACGGAGCCACAGGAAAGGTCGATCTCGACAATCCTTTCGGTGCAACCATTCGTCGACAGCATGGCGTCATGAACATCGTGAACGAAGAGGGTGACTGGGAGACTTGGTCTCGTAGTTTGTCTTCTCAGATGCTGTCGAAACAGAATCACAAGCTTGCAGAGACACAGCTCAACATGACGTATGAGCGCAAGCGGCAAGATCTCGACGACATCAAGAAGCTGAACAACCCTCAGGTGAAGAAGAAACTCCTCGAGTCTTACGCTGATGATGTGGATTCGTCGGCAGTTCACCTGAAGGCTGCTGCTCTCCCGCGTCAAGGATCACACGTCATCCTTCCCGTTAACTCGATGAAGGAGAACGAGATCTATGCGCCTAACTACCGTAATGGTGAACGGGTCGCGTTGGTTCGCTACCCGCACGGTGGAATCTTCGAGATCCCCGAACTCACAGTCAACAACCACGCGCCGGGAGCAAAGAAACTTCTGGGTAATGCTAAGGATGCTGTCGGCATTCACAGCAAGGTTGCCGGCAGATTGTCCGGCGCTGACTTCGACGGAGACACAGTCCTTGTCATCCCGAACAACAACAAGACTGTAAAGAGTTCGCCTGCTCTTTCCGGTCTAAAAGGATTCGATCCTCAGTCTGCGTATCCAGCGTATCCTGGGATGCCGAAGATGAGTGCACGCACCAAGCAGGTTCAGATGGGCGTTGTGTCCAACCTCATCACGGACATGACCATTCGTGGAGCTAACCAATCCGAGCTTGCTCGAGCAGTTCGGCACTCCATGGTGGTCATCGATGCGGAGAAGCACAACCTGAACTACAAGCAATCGGCGATCGACAACGGAATCGGTCAGCTGAAAGCTAAGTATCAGGGCAGCTCTAAGGCTGGTGCATCAACTCTGATCTCTAGAGCTGGTGCTGAAGTACGAGTTGCGGAGAGGAAGCAGGGTTACCGTATAGATCCGGCAACGGGCAGAAAGATCTATACAAAGACTGGTGCATCCTATGTGGATGCTCGAGGTAAGGTGATTGTTAAGACTACTAGATCTAAGGGTCTGGCTGAAACTGACAACGCTAACACCTTGTCTTCAGGTACACCTATCGAGAAGGCTTATGCCACCCACTCGAACAGACTGAAGGCTCTTGGTAACTCGGCTCGAAGAGAAGCAGCCAGCACAAAAGGTATTCCTTATTCGCCCTCAGCAAAGGCGGCGTACCATAAGGAAGTTGCTAATCTCGATCACAAGCTGAACCTCGCCCTTCGAAACGCCCCCCTCGAAAGACAAGCCCAGGTCATAGCAAACGCCATAGTCTCCCAGAAGAGGCAGGCAAACCCGGATCTTGAACCTTCTGAAATTAAGAAGCTGAAATCGCAGGCGCTAACAGAGGCCCGTATCAGGACCGGTGCAAAGAAACACCGCATAGAACTAACTGATGCTGAATGGAAGGCTATCCAAGCAGGCGCCATCAGTAGCAGTAAGCTGAACAAGATCCTAAGTAATGCTGATCTTGATCAGATCAAGAAGCTGGCCACACCGAAGTCAGCCAAGACCATGACCAGTGCCAAGAAGAACAGAGCCATGGCTATGCTTGCGGCAGGCTATACGCAGGCTGAGGTTGCTGATGCACTAGGTGTGTCCTTGACTACCCTCAAGGAGACTATCAATGAGTGAGGAGGAATGATGGCAGAACACATGCTCACTACTGTGGACAATCCATTCAATCCCTTCACTCACTTCGATGAGTGGTACACATGGGATGAGGCTGCTGGATACAGAACTACTTCTTTCTTGGCAAGAATAGTTTCTACTTCTGATGATCTATCAGAGGCTGATGAGAGTCTTGCCATTGAGGAGGCAATCAATGAGATCGTTGAAGAGAACGTTCTTGGTCTTTATCGAAAGATCGAAGCAGATTCATCATGATCTTTGCTTCGACAACTCAGAGTTTGCTTGGTCTCTGGCTAAGAAGCTAGCGATCGTCGAGCTCACCAAAGAGAAGAACAAAGCGTTCCCTCTCCATCTCTACGTTGCTGTTTGATCTTGTGGATGTTGGGAGATAAATTGTAAGACCGGGGGGAGGGGTCGCAAGAATGACCC